GAGCGGCCCCATTTTCGGCTCGGAAAAACCTAGGTAGTCCTTGACCTTCTGCGCAACCTCTTTAATTGTGTCGATAACGTGCTGGATGCGGTCTTTAATGCCTTGCACAAAGTTGTCAATAAGGTCTTTTCCCCACTGTTTTGCGCTTTCAATTGCTTCTGTCAAGCCGTCTTTGACCTTCTCGATTATTTTTCCACCGAGGTCTTTTAAGTTTTCGAATTGACCGCGAATGTAGTCAACGTATACCCCGATTAGTTTTTCCGCCGCTTCCTTAATTTTCGGAAGTGTGTCAATTATCCCCTTCGCAAGGGTTTTAACAAGTTCCCACGCCGCCGATAGCACTTTAGGCGCGTTTTCCACAAGGGTCGTCGCGATGTTCTCCACAAGCTCCGGTAACTTTTCGAGCAACCGCGGAAAAGCGTCAATCAACCCAGCCGCCAGAGCAAGGATAATTGCAATGCTAGCGTCAATAAGCGCCGACAGCGTATCCGGCTGCGTCAAAGTATCGACAATTTGAAGCACGACCTGAATGATGGTCGGAATGAGCGTCGGCAAATTTTCCACGATGCCGTTTGCAAGAGACAAGATAACGTCCAAACCAGCATCAACGATAGTCGGTAACTGTTCCACAAGCCCCGTGCCAATCGTCAAAACCGCTTGCACACCCGCGTCAAGCAGCGAGGGGAGGTTTGCCGTTACCGCGTTTCCAAGAGCAAGCACAATTTGGCTGCCTACTTCCAAAATGCGCGGCGCAGCGTCGCCGATGCCCTGCACGATGCCGTCGATGCCCTGCGAAATTTTCTCCATGCCGTCACCGCCGGAAAAAAGCTCCGTCAAGCCGTCCATAACGTCCGTGATAGACGGGAGAAAATCGCCGACAATTCCGCGCTTTACGCCGCCAATCGCGGTTTGCATATCTTGCAAGCTATCCTGATACCTTGCGGACGCCTTAACCGCCTCGTCCGACATAACGCCGCCAAGCTCATGCACGCGGTCTTTCATGGCTTGCGTGTCCTCGGCGCTGGTATTGAGCAACGCGCCAAGCTCCGTAGCGCCGCGCCCTAAAAGCTGCCCCGCAAGATAAGTTCTTTCCGTTTCATTTTCGACGTTTTGAAGCGCAGTGATCGTCGCGCTGAACAATTCCTCATTGTTCATGGACGCAATATCTTCTTCCGTGATGCCAAGTCTGCTAAAAGCCTTGTTTCCGCTTTCTACGGCATTTGCAAGGGTTTTCATGCCCGCTTGCAGCGATTCAATGGACGTGCCGCTGTGTTGCATAACAGCGTCCCATTCCTGATACGCGGTCGCGGACAAGCCCATTTTTTGGCTCATCTTGTCGATGTTGTCTCCGTATGCCGCGACTTCGCCCGCGCCCTTGACCATTTGCGCGGTCAGCGCCGCCGTCGCGGTCTTAACCGCAGCAATCGCTGCGCCGCCAACCTTAAATGCGGTTTTCACTTTATCGCCAAAAGACGATGTTTTTCTGCTTGCATCTTCCAGGCCCTTTTCATATTCCCCGGTATCAAGTGCGATTTTTGCGTATAGTTCAAATACATTCATTCTGCTTTCACCACCAATCCGGCCCGTTTGATAATGTCCTCTACGATTTCATCACCCGTTCTGGTGTCCACCTTCGTCGGGTGGATGATGTCGTAGTATCTCGCTTTCATATACTGCCCGCGTGAGATATTCGCCGTATTCTCCGCGATAAGTTTCAGGCAGTCAGTGATATATACCCGGTATGCGGTATCCTTGGCCTGTTGGTTGACCTTAGACACCGCATACCGTGTAAATGCTCTTACTGTTTGGGGGCCTCGATACTCTCCTGCGCAGAGCCAGAGTTGTTCTCGCTCTGCGCTGAGATAAAAAGTTCCATAAACACTTCATCGGTCAGCAGGTCGGCGCAGTCCTTGACCAGCTTCACAAGGTTCAGCGCACCATCGTATTCCTCTGCGCTTACACCTTCAATGGCGGACAAAATCGCAATAATATCCGCCTTGTGTCCTTTCAGCAGGACAGGCAGAGACTTTCTGACCCGCTTCATCAGGAACTTCTTCGCCGTCATGCCCTCAGGAAGTTTCTCCCGCTTGAACATGGCAGATGCTGCTTCGTCCTCTGCAATATTGGCAATGGGGTCAATGATCTCTGCAATGACTTCCAGCGTTCTATCGCCTTTAATATCGGAAAGTCTCATGTATTAACCCTCCGCAGTTCCGGCCTTGATGTAAACCTCATAAGGTACAACATCCTGCGCATCGATGGAGTAGTGACCCGTAAACTCAAAGGGGAATTGACCCTTGCTCTTGTCACCGCTCTGGAGCTGGAAACCACCGGTATTCAGAGCGTTCATCACATGGATTGCCACAAATCCGCCGTTTGTTGCGCCGTTCTTGTCGGAGTAGTCTCCAACCCACCAAATGTCTGCAAAATCCTCGGTTTTCAGGTCATTGCGGGGCGTGATTTTCGTCTGGTCGGAAGTGCCAATGTCAGCCGCAGCCATCAGCTTCTTGGCGGTTGCGGCAGTCACGGTCACAAACGTGCCGGAAATCTTCACTTCCACGCTTTCCTGCCGCTTCAACTCCATCATGTTCTTGGGGCAGTTGTCGATATCGTCTCCGAAATCGCTGTATGTAGGCGTAGCGGAGAACTTAATGCCGCCGGTGGTGGCTCCGATGATGCCGGACACTTCGGCAGAGGAAGGGTTAAAGCTGGAAAGCAGAACGCCAGCGTTCAACTGCATCTCTTCCATTGCATTGGTAGGGATCTGCGTAAATTTCATAAATTATCCCCTTTCAATCAGCGGTCATAAATTCCGCTGTAATGTTTATATATTTTCGTTTGATAATGTCATCGCTTTCATCGCCCATGTTCTGGGCAAACGGTTGACCTCGTTTCATCCAAATTGCTCCGCCATCGCAAGCAATAATCTTCCCTCCACGGCTGATCGTTTGGCTGATTTCTTCCGTTTTGGCGTTAATGTCCGTCCAACTTTCGCCACGATACCAAAGAGACGCAGTAAGCGGAATTTCTCGATCAAAGCTGTCTGTGATAAGCTGATATGTCACATACGGAAAAGACGCATCCGTGGGAACTGTGTTTTCCTCATAAGCAGTCAAGCCGAAGGACGACCAAAACTGGTAAATTGCAGCCGCTTTTGTCATACAGGAATCCACTCCTCTGCTGTGACCTGAGCAAACTGGAACGATGCAGAAGGTGGTGTGATTTTATCGTCGCCATCAGAGGTGACACGGAACACTTTTCCGTCACGCAATCTTCTGAAAACGTCATGGTACTCCAATCCACAATTCAGCGGAACCGTGACCGTGTACAGGCTTGTAACACCCTGCTTTTCTGCCGTGCGGGCTTCCATTGAACTGTCAAAACTGATTGCTGCTTTGAACTGTACGCCATCTACCCAATCGGTAGTAAAGCCACCCTCTCCATCTGGCACACGCTGTTTTTCAAGCATTACCACATCTTCCATTGCTTGCGACAATAGGCTCATAATAGAATTTCAACTCCCCATTTTCAGACTTGTCAGCCATGAGGTTGATACCGTTGCTGTTGACATACAGTTCCACCATCTTCAAGCAAGCTTCTGCTGTTGCTCTATCAACGGTCAATTTTGCCTTAACTTCAAGAGTTAAATCTTCCGTTCCCTTTGCCATCACAATTTCCTCCATTTATTCAAACGGCTTGCAAATGCTTTCTGCCAGCCAATAGGCGCACCGTTTGCATCGGTTGCTTTGGTGTAGCTGTAACCGCCAAAACTTTCGCTTGTGTACGGACTTGCCTTGCCAGCATCGCTATCGTTGTATTCCTTGATTTCAGCGGAAAGGGCGATAATGCTTGGAGGTAAAGCCATCGCCCAAACCGCCCCCTCGAATACCTCATCCGTCAAAGATGTGGCAGGGTATTGGTAAACTCCATCGTTAAAGACAGAGCCAACGATACGGAAGTATTGACCCTCCTGCAAAAAGTCAAGCGGCGCAATGCTTCCACCGCTGATTTCAAACTTTCCGAAATGCCGACCATTCGGCACTTCAAAATAATTACGCAATTCTGCGCAGATTTCGGTGAGTATCACGCCGCCCTCCTTGTAGTTATTCGTCTTTCTTTTTCCGTGTTCGTTTGGACTTTTCTTCGATTGCTTCAATCAGCGGAACGCCCATCCGGTTCTTATCGCTTGACAGTTCTGCGACCCGTTCAGCCTCAACCTCCACGCCATTGTGGGGGAACGTGTCCCCCACATGATAGACATGACTCGCTTTCAGGTCGGTAAACGACTTAATTACCCTGTACATTACGCGCCGAAGGTAACCTTTGCGATGCCATCCAGATACTCAGCCCACAGAGCCATGCCCATCAGAGCGTAGCTTTCGCCAACGGCGGTGGAGTAGTTGCCCTGTGCGTGGAAGCCGATCAGGTTGGTTTCGCCCTGCGTGGTGTAGTTCAGGCCAAGGCGTGCAAACTCGCTGTCACCGGGGTCAATGTAGTACAGGTCGATGTTCTCCACAGGAGTAGCAATAACCGTACCACGCTCAATCTGAGTGGCCGGGAGCAGGAACAGGGTGGAGTAGCCAAGGAAGTCCTTGATATAGGTCAGGCCGAACTGGGTCTGAACGGTAATGTCAGACGCGCCAAGATAATCGTATGCATCCAGAATATTCGCAAAGCCGACAACGGCGGTAACATCCTTCTGCATAGTCGCAAACTTGTTCAGCACCTCGCCCTGCGCTTTTGCCAGAGCATCCTGCCAAGTGGTGGCAGTCTGAGTCAGAGTGCCAGTCTTGAGGAAGGTATAGAACTTAGTCAGAACAACGTTCTGAAGCTTAGTCAGGAACGCATCATCAGACTTTTCAACAGCGATTTCAGCACCGTACTTGTTCACATCCTCAATGGGGACTGCCTTTGCATACTTCTCGATGGTCAGATCAGCCTTTGCCGCCTGAGTAATAGTTGCCTTGCTATAGGGGATGACCTCACCCGGTTCAACCGCGCCGCTTTCCAGCGTAACATCAGCGGTGTAAGACACAAGGGACGTGCCGGGGGTCTTTCGGATGGGGCGCATAATGCCCAGAATGTTTCTCAGTGCCCCCCAGTTGTCACCGAAACGGGTAACAAAGTCCATCTCACGGGCGGTGACGCTGTTGTAGACGTTGGGGAGGCTGTCGCGGGGATTAGTCAGAGATTCAACTTTAGTAGCTCCCATTATAAGGCTCCTTTCAATTCAGTAATTCAGGATTTTCGGCAAGTGCTTTCTGACGTTCAGCAGTGGACATTACATAACGACCCTTATCGTCCTTCTTGTAAATGTCTGCCTTTGTCAGCTTGTCACCGCCATTGTTTGCAGGAGGGTTAGCGGTATCCGCGCCCTTCGTGGTGGTAGTTGCGACTAAGCCGGAGAAATCGCCCTTGACAAGTGCATCAAGAGTGGAAGCGTCCTTGATCTTGCCACCGTCCAGTTCAATGCCGTCAATTTCGGCTCGACTGCCACGCATAGCAATTTCAAGGTTCTTGCCAGTGATACCCTTGCTTTCGTAAAAGGCACGGACAGCCTTTTCCTTGGCTTCCTTTGCCTGTTTGTTTGCGATTTCTGCCTTGTAGTCGTCAAAGGACTTCTTGAGGGTCTTGTATTCCTCACTGTCCTTTACATTTACAGCCTTTTCAGAAGGCTGCTTTTCAAGTTCCGCTTTCACCTGTTCCTCGGCATAAGCGTTTCTTGCGGTAAGATGCTCCGATACCAGTGCATCTTCCAGTTCTTTTGGAAGTTCAACCCCGCTTTCCTTTGCAAGGCTTCGAATAGTTGCTCTTGTGAATGCCATATATTCAATCTCCTTTTCATCGGGGGCGGTTCATTGCCCTTTGATTGTTAATAAAACAAAAAGAGCCGAAAATCATCAAGATTTACGGCTCAAAGGCTCTATTGGATATTCAATTTTGACTTCGACTTCTCGTTTGCACGACTTGCACCAAACAAAAAGCTTTCCGTCTTTGTATCGTGCAATAAGCTTCCCACAGTCGCATTTAATTGGTTTATCCAATCTATCACCTTAATTATACAACAATTTTTTGGTTTGTCAATGCCCCATAATTACAGGGCGTTCGCATCTTGCCAAGCCTTGTAAATCTTTTCGCCTTGAATAGCAATCCAATCTACCATTTCTTCATTCTTTGCCCACGAATTGTCGATTCCAAATGTGTTATCTTGCAATCCGCTTTCATTAAAAAACGCGTGAACAATTTCGTGCCGTAGATTTGCTTTATTGCAAGCATCAATGGTAGTCTTTTCTTCATATTCCCACCCTTTATAGGTGTTCATATCGCACAAAACAATCTGCTTTGCAAAACCATCGCAAAAAGCGCCGATTGACCGCCGTTCAAACGCTTCTTCCTCGTCATACTTTTTCACGATGATTTCATAGGGCGTGCCCAAAATGTTTACCGTCATTTTTACCTCCCAATAAATGCCCATAGATTAGGCGTTTTTCATACTATCTTCCATCAGCCGCTTGTATTCGTCGGTGTGTTCAGTTGCGGCTCTCTGGAGCATATGTACGCCAGATCGGCCTCTTGCGCCAAGTTCAACCTAAGGGGCAT